CGTGTGCGCCCGCATTATGCGCGTGTGTGTGCGCGCGAAGGGGGCCATGGGGAAAATCAGACACTGTTGTTGTTAGATACCCCCTCGTGAAAATTTATGATATTTTTCAAATCGGGAGAGGTGATCAATGTGATCTATGTGTTTTCGCCGTATTAAGGCTCGTTTAGGTTCTGACCACATGTAGCTGATGTACGTCGGATACTAAAGGAGCATTGAGTATCCTTTAGGATGCCTCTGAGGCTCGATATACGCCGATCTCAGAGCCTGTATGGGTGTCTCAGCCCCAACCGTACCCGAGAGGGCGTTAGAGGGGCTGAGAGAGCTGTTTGTGGTTAGCCGATGACTACCACGCGGTAGGTCGTGGAGGCTTCACCACGGATGGTGACGTCAGATGCACCGTGTACGATCTCGATACCGGCGTTGACCACCTCGTCAGTGCTGTCCTTGACGGACACAACGAAGTCTTTGTCACCGACACCGTGAGCGAATGTCGCGTTACCGGACGAATCGGTGGTGATGTCACCAACCCACTTGTCCGTTTTGACGCGGATTTCAGTGAGGAACGCAGGTTCGACCTTAGTCGGCGTGATGCTGTTGTCGCCAACAACGCCTTTAGCCTTCAGGATGAACGGGAGATCATCGGTATCGACCACCGGGTTGTCATCTGCGGTGTACGCGAAGGTCGCACCAGAGATACCGCCCTCAGACGACGCCAGAACCTGTACGGTACGGTTAGTCGTGAACTGTCCTGTGGTGTCTGCATCAGATGCACGCACCATGGCGCTGTTCGAAGCCGCCCATACGTAAATACCGTTCTCAGAAGGCTCAGTCTGCCCTGTCAGAAGGACACGCTGGCCGTTGGTCACAGTAGCGCCACCGAACTCGTCAGTGCCCGGATTGTCTACGTCCACATCAGAGCTGGAATACGCCTCAACAGGGTTCCAGAAGGTGCCCTGACCGATAGCCAGCTGCTGCAACTCACCTTCAATGGTCTGCAGGTGTGTCAGAGTGCTTGCGTTGTTCGGCAGAAGGGTGAAACCAGTGCCGTAGTTGGTGTCCCCGGCCGGTACACCGCTGATCTGACCCACGGTGACGTAAGCCTGCTGGATCGCGTATGCGAGGTTGTTCAGCGCGTCCTTGGCGGTTGCCGGGTCAGTGGAGCCTGCACCATGCAGATGTACGTTGTACGGCGCGGTGAAGGCACCCATGGTGCTGTCGCCTACCGAGATACCCACAGCGGATGCGTTGGAGGCGATACGCGCGTCATGCACAGCATCGGTCACCTGCAGAGAGCTGATCTGGCCGTCATGCACGTCATTCTCCGCCGCGAGGCCTTCAAAGGCGCTCTGAGCGTTCGCCGGGTTTCCAGCGATGCCCGCGATGTTGTTTGAGAACGGGTGGTTCGCCAGTACCTTCGCATCGGTGTTGCGCTCGTCCACGTATGCCTTGATGACAGATGACGGGAACAGCTTAGTCGACGCAGCCGCGCCCACAGTCTCTGCGAAGTCCACAGCGAGCTTCGAGTTGTCGAAGATCAAGCCTGCTGGGGTGGATCCGCTGGAATAGTGGGTCTCGGAGTTAAGACCGTAGCCACCGGCGGCCGGGGAACGATAGCTGTTATCCGCGACCACTGAGGCGTAGGCCACCATATCGTAGTCCACGGCCTGATAGTTCGGCACCATGCTGTTGACGGTCGCAACAACTGTGGTAGGGTCCACAGAGACAAGCACAGCCATCCAGCCTTCGCCGTCGTACGTGCCCGCGTTACCGTCGATCTCCCGCCGCGCGATGAATGACCACACGCCGCCGCCGTTGTCTTTGTAGTAGCAGTTGAAGTCACCACCGAAGTTGAGGTCGAGGTCTGTACCGGCGTAGTCAAGATACGCCTGATACGGCAGGCGCGTATACATGCCTTCGATTGAAGGATACGCCGCCTCTGTGACGTTAAAAGCGCTGTGATCGTCCCCGGCCGTGGCGAGGTCAACCGCGATAGACGTGCCGTCTACGGTGATTCCCGCAGCGCCGACCATGTTGTTCTGTTTTTGAGCAAGCTCTGTGTTAAGCTGGGACAGTTCCACAGCCTCGCCCGGAACAGTCGCGGACGGGAGGTTTTTGAGCTTGCTGTATCCAAGCATGTCCAACGAGACTGCTTGCTTTTTAATGGAGTTAATAGACATGTGTATTTCCCTATGGTAGTATATTGATTGTGCCATTGAATAGAGCGAGCGTTTCTACGTACACGTGGTCGTCGTCAGGACATTCCCAGTGTAGATCGACCAGTTGACCTAAGTCGTCTCTTACTTCTACTTTGACATGTTTATGGCCCAGCCCGTGGTAGATTGTGTACACGGAGCTGGTAGTAGTAGCCGGATGCTGCACCGCGAGACGCGGTACGGCTGTTCTTAGGAGACTATCACCGCCTTCTGGTGTTAGTCTCGGGGGTACAAGACGCCATACTGGCATCTAGCTGTACCACATCGACACATCCCCCGGCGAGGATGCGCGAATGTATACGGTGCCGCGCGGGGCAGGTTTGAACTCAACGGCGGCCCCGTCAGGCAGCCGGGTAGCGCGGGCGTCGGTCACGGCGTGTGCGGCATGTACACCGCAGGCGACGTATACATCAACACCTACAGCAAGGATAGTCAAAACGTGGTTGGCCTCGAAGTCGAGCGCTGTGTATTCCGTCCCTACCGGGACTGTACGAGTATGAATGACGGATTGTGGCATATAACAACCTTCCTATCTAAATAGGCGGTGAGGCTAGTAGCCTCACCGCAAAGGGTCCAATTACTCGCCAGCCTCCTTGTCGGCAGCTAGCTCGTGGGCGGTCAGGCCAGTCAGACGCTCCTTCAGAGCTGCCTCTTTGTCCTCTGCCGCTGCGAGGCCCTTACGAGCCTGTACAACGTCGTGTTCTGCTGTGACGATACGTTGGTTGTCAAGCAGGGCTTGCGCCTCTACAGCTGCCTTCACAGCCGCTGCTGCGTTGTCCTTACGGACCTTCACATCACGGGCACCACGGACTTTAAGGAAGTCCTGAACCACTTCGAGTGTTTCTACCATGCCTTCGAGATCGGCTTCACGGCCTTTGCAAGCAACGATAGCATTCAGCAGATCGGTACGAGCCTTGCGAACCACTGGGGTTGCTTTCACTTTGAACTTCACCTTGCGTGGGGTCAGTGCAACGTCGGTTTTCTGTTTACGAGCCATGATTAAAATCTCCTTGTTGGCTTGAGTGGGTTGGTTGGTCGTTTGTGACCCGGCAACATTGCCGAGGTATTGGAATGTGACGGCATACCCAGCGGGTTCTTTACCATCTGATTGTAGGCGTCTTGCTTGGCCTTGTTCACGGACTTCTCAGCCTCTACAGCGAGGAAGTCAACGAAGTACCGGACAGCGCCTGCAAGGGCGTCCAGCCTATCGTCGTGGATCAGGCAGTTCTTGTCCCGCGTGATGCGCGACATCTGATAGAACAGGCTGTATGTCGCCCTGTCCTGCAGTGGGTACTTCTTGCATGTGTCCCAGTCGTCTTCGATTACCTGCTCGTCTATGATCAGACGACCGTTCTCGATGACAGGTTCTAGGATGTCAATGATGCGCAGCTCCTTCTGCCCGCTCTCCCACGGATCGTCTACACCAAACGGTGTGACCCCTGCTTCGCGGCACATACGGTGCATGATCGGTGTGTATACGCTCTGTAGAGCGCCGTTACCGAAGTTGCGCTCGATACCAACACTGTCTACACCATTCTCGAGACCGATCTTGACGAGGTCTACCATGACGTCCTCTGCGAGACCGCCCGGAACACCACCGACCTTCACGACGAAGAGCTTACCAGCTGCCTCTCGTACGATAGCGTAACCTGTTTCATCGCCATTCTGTCCACCGCCCGCGGGGTCAATGTACATGTAGGTCTGGGAATACTTCCCGTATTGCGAACCCATATCGGGAACCAGATGGAACAGCTGTTGGATCGGATACTGCGCCGGAGCCGGGATACGATGGTCCTTGCTCTTTGATAGGCGCATGTCTAGCGGTGCACGAGTGCTGTCCCGCAGATCAGCAAAGAAGATGTTCTCCACGTGCAGCGGGTATCGACCAGCGTCCATGAGAGCCGTATCCAGCATATGTTGCAGCTGGAAGTACGCCGGACCTTGGTCGATCTCCTTCTTGACTTGTAGGTCTTCTGGAACGATGACGTCGTCAATCGCTTGACCGCGGTCGCCCATGGGCCCGCCACCGGTCTGTAGGTCCGGTCGCGCCTTGACGATCTGCATGATCCGCGGCGCGATGAAACCGTTGTAGTTCTCGATTTCGTCTTTAGTCGGGAAGCGTCCCGGCCAGATGCGGATGTCATAACCACGCGAAGGCAAGCCGTTGTATACGCTGTCCACAGACTGCGGTGTCCCGAGGTAGATGATGTCACCCTGTGAGCAGATGGATGTGAAGTCCCGTGTCAGGTCCGTGAGCAGCTCGCGCTGCACAGGTGTCTGCGAGTTCTTCTTACTCTCCACGTCATCTGCGATTAGGATGTCGGCACGGGAACCCTGTACGGTGGACGTGATACCAAAGCAAGCGATGCTTGGGGACTTGTCCGGGCCTTTCAGGCTGTAGTGCACATCGTAGTTCTCGCGGGACGCACGGTCGCCGTTAGAGCGGTCGGGGCGCAGCATCTCCAGGATGTCTACACCTGCGATGATCTGAATGATAAGTGTGCTGATCTGAGAAGCCATGTTCTCGCCAGCAGAGAGGATCACGATCCGGGTAGTTGGGTCATGGATCAGACGCCACACAGCGTAGATCGCGGTGATGGTTGTCTTAGCCTGCCCGCGCTGCGCTTGGATCATGCGGTACAGCGGACCTGTTTCGAGGTATTCCCCGATGTCCCGCTGTACCCAGCTTGTTTTGAAACCCAAGTATTCCATGCAGTCCTCAAGGAACGGTTGGAATGTTGGGTACGTCTCTTGGAGAGCCTTCAGGCGTGTCCAGCGGTCGAATGCTTCTTCGACTGTCTCGCGTCTCGTCGCCATGATGGCCTCCTGTTAATGGTGCGGGATGTCCGCGAACGGGTCGTTATCCACGCGCTTCTTCTTCCTGATCTGATCAAGGGCAGCCTGAGCTGCATCAACGGCGTCGCCGGTGTCGTGGTCCACTGTGATGTCATTGTCTTTCAGGAAGGACAGGGCTTGTCCGACCAGACGGGCGTCGTAGCCCTCAAGGTGACTTCCACCGTCATCGTCTTCTACGAGCTTCGGGTCGCACGCCTCCAAGCCGTCAGCAAGGATGTCTGCAACAGCGCCATGAAGCGCTTCGAGTTTATCAAGGGTTGCCTTCTTCATTAGATCATGCCTTTCAGGAACCAGCTAATAACAACGAGGGCCGTTGGGATTGCTGTCGCGACCCCGAGCATCTTGAAGCGGAACCGATCGTTTTCTTTGACTTGTGCTTTGAGTGCGTCGATCTCTTTGGTCAGACGCGCGTCCATGTCCCGTACCGTTTTACGGTCTGCAGACTGGGATGCTAGAATGTGCTTTACGTCGCTGGCGATTTCACCAACAGTGGAAAGCAGACCGTACAGTGGATCGTTTTTGTTGTCAGCCATTGTACGGCCTCCTTTTAGTTGTTTATAGTGCGGAGATAATGAAAGCTAGAAGTTCAGTGTGCTACCCAACCAGTATTACCTGTGCCGGACTCTTTGATGTACAAAATTGCCCCTGCGCTACCTGTGCTGTCAGTGTATATAGAACCAACACCAGCCGCTACGGTGCCTTCAGGTGAACCTGCGGCACTGTACCACTTAGTAGGACCAGCACGGATCGCGATCTGGTGGTCCGCGGTAGCTGAGACTACGTCAGCTTGGTAGCCAAGAGTTGTGTTTTTGGACCCCGTGGTGTTTGCAAAACCAGCCCACTTCCCCACCGACGTGTTGAAAGAGCCCGTAGTGTTCTTTTCGAGTGCATAAATGCCACTAGCTGTGTTGTTAGAACCGGTAGTGTTGCTGTAGAGTGCTTTGAAACCGCTAGCTGTGTTATCAGCACCTGTAGTGTTGCTACCGAGTGCAGACACACCATTAGCTGTGTTTTCAGAACCTGTGGTGTTTAGTAGAAGTGCCTCACGGCCACTAGCTGTGTTGCTAGAACCTGTAGTGTTTGTTTTTAGAGCCCCCCCACCTACCGCAGTATTTCTGGCCCCTGTAGTGTTGAGAAGAAGGGTCTCCACACCTAGTGCGCTGTTCAGAATACCCGTAGTGTTGTTAAATAAACTGTCCTTACCGATAGCAACATTACCGTAGCCTGTAGTGTTTTTATTGAGCGCCCTATAGCCACTAGCTACGTTGTTACCTCCTGTGGTGCTGCTAAAGAGTGCGTCAACTCCAAGGACGGTATTCGTAGAGACATCCCCTGCACCGCGCCCTACAGTCAGATCATTGATCTCCACATCAGCAGTAAACTCAGCGTCATCTAGTTTAGCGTACTCCGCTGGATCAAATCCTACAAGCGCCTCCGCCGCGTCTTCTGCGCGTTGCGCGTCCGTAGCAGCTGTACCGGCAGAGCCTGCGGCGGCAGTCGCGGCGGCCTCTGCGATCTCTACCGCCTCGTCCGCAGCTGTAAGGTCGCCTACGCCGTCTTGTGTTTCTTGTAGGCTCTTGATCGACTGGTCGAAACTGGCGTCTAATCCTGCAGAGGAGAAGAGTGCGCCTGCGCTGAAGTCATTGATCGCGGCGTCCACCGGTGTGGTGCGACGGAACACGATAGCCTCGCCCATGGCGGGCACGGTACCTCCGATCTGCATCACCCCCGGAGAGATGAATGTGATAGCTCGGAAGCCGGGCTCCGCGGCAATTTGTACGGTCACATGATCCTCTTCCATGTAACCACCTGTGAAGTTCACAGCAAAGGTGTCTTGCACACCGTCGCCGACGTATTCTACAACACTGTGCTTCGCCATGCTGTTCTCCTTTTCTATCCTATAGTAGTGATACGTGTTTAGGTAGGAAGGCGCTCACACGCCTTCCATGGGGGTTCTTAGAGCATCTTGGTGATCAGCGACGTTGTCCCGTCCGCGCCCGTGCGCAGGCGGAACTGTTTACCTCGCAGACGCACCGTTAGGAAGTTGTCCAGCGGGTTGGTAAGTTCGTAGACACCTTGCAAATGCAGAGAGGTCAGAGCTGTGCTGCCTACGACTGGAGCACTCACAATCTTCGTGTCTAGGGTCGCAGTAGTCCCGCCAGCAGACGCTACCTCAATTTCGAAGCAGGCCTCTTCGATGTCCGCCGTGTCTGCGAGGCTGACTGTAGCTGAGACCGCAACTTGTCGCGACCCCGCTAGCACGCGCAGACCTACTTGCTCAAGGACTGTGCTGAAGGTTGATGTAGCATTGACTACAGACGAAGTGCCTGTGTCGGTAGCATAGGCACGGAGTGGTTCTTCCTCTATGAAAGAGGGCCTGTCGTAGAAGTGCCGGATACCGAACTCGCGGGTATAGAACCGCGACAAACCAATGTAACCGTCCTCCGACGGGTGTACATCGTCCTTGATGGAGTTGCCCACGCTCTTGTCAAAAATCTTCTGGCGGTCCACCAAGGAGACATTCAGTTGGCGAGCTACCGAACGCACATCCTGATTGTACTGGACGTTGTCGCTGTAGATACCTGCACCAGTGGGAGCTGTCTCTAGGATGATTTGAGCCTTGCTGTTGGCGGCAATGAGCTCATTGACCCGCGTAACAAGATCAGCCCGGAACGCGGGGCGAGTGGACACACCGTCCTTGCTGTCGTTTGTGCCAAACCCTACAACGTAGGTATTCCCGTTGTACGCAGTGGCCTTATCAAACATGAAGTCTGTGGTCACGTCACGTCCGACGTTCGCTGCGCTTTCATTCAATAGGGTCATAGAAGACACCGCGTAGTTGCGGAACTTCAACCCGTGATCAAATACAAAACCCAGAATAACCGCGGTGCCATCGGCAGCCACACCGTTTCCCCGGTCAACCACGTCTACGGTGTCGATGGTGACGTAGCACTCACGAACAGCCGTGGTTAATGTAATAGGCACGGCCTCAATGAAACCGTCCTTGTCCTCCGTCGCGCCGCTCACCAGAGGCTCAGGTGCGGTGTAGGTGTCGATGATCTCAGTAGCGTAGACTGTACCAGCGCCGTCGATCTCACTTGTAAGACGGATGCGGAAACTAGCAGCCTCGTCGGCAGTGCGCTTCATGACATACACAGAGAAGACGTCACTCTCTACACGCTTCTTAACGGAAGCCTTAAATGAACCCTCCGGGGTATCGCTCGCTACGAGGCGGTAGTTGTCCATAGGGGCGTAAATCGTAGAGGTTGTGCCGGTCTCCGGTTGGAAAGCACCAAACAGCGGGAGTGGGGTGTCTTTGTTTGGTGGGATGAACTCAGGCCCAGCCATGATCGCGGAGTAGTAGAACATGTTCCATGCCCCGCCGTGGTTGAGGGGTCGAGCAAACCCGTAGGGATTACCACTACCTGAGCTGTTGCCAACACCGGCTTCTGTGCTGTCTCCGAGAACTACTAGACGCAGCTCGCCCTGCGACATGTCCGCAAGCATAGCGCCTACATCTTCTGTACGTAGTCCGGTCTCCGGCCCAGCGTATGCCAGACGGACACCGCCAACCGTAATGTCCGCGTAGTCTTCATCAGTAGACCCGAGGACAACAAAAGAGTAACCGTCTCGGGTCTGTACGTAGTCTCCTACTGTGACGCTACCGCCTGCACCTATTGCGTAGGTCAAAGTAGTGTCTGCCAGTAGGGCGTCGATGCTATCTAGGAACGGTCCCTCGTATAGCATGGCCTCGTCCCGCGCAGCCCTCGCGGCATCCGCCGCAGCTTCTGCAGCGCCCACGGCGTCGCCCGTATTCACGAGGTCTTCAATACCGTCGTGCGTCTCTTGTACAGATTTCAACAGCTGATCGAAGCTGGTGTCTATTGCATCAGCGGAGAATATGGCACCAGCGCTGTAGTCGTATACCGGCTCGATGATAGGTGTAATCCGCCGGAACACGACAGGTGCACCTAGCGCGGGTACATCACCGCCTACGCGCATGATGCCTTCTGAGACAAACGTAATCGTACGATAGATCGGAGAACCCGCACCGTCTTCCTCATTGTTCACGCGCACTGTTACATGGGCCTCTTCCATATAACCGCTTGTGAAGTTCACAGCGAACGTGTCCTGCACGCCAGTACCTGTAAATTCGATAACACTGTTCTTCGTCATGATATTCTCCTGTTCTATCCTGTAGTAGTGGTACGTTGGAGGGCGGCGCTTTCGCGCCACCCCTTAGTTCTTCATTGCGTTCCAGATCGCGGTCATACCAAAGGCGTTCCCCACGAGGGGTGCAGCTTGTAACGCACGAATACGATCATTCCTGCTCATGTCACCTATAGGGTTCAGTGCGCCGGGGATGTGTAGCATCCGGTTCAGAGTAGGGATCGCGGGAGGTGTTGACAGGATACCGGAGGATGCGGAAGTCCTACCATACTGGTTGAACCGTAGGTCGTTCATGCCAAGCATCGCCGCAGCAGGATCAAAGAACATAGGGAACCAACCGGTCATGTTCGACATACCGAAGGCACCTTTAGCGATGTCTGCTGGCGCTGGTACGTCCTTATTGTTGACCACCTGCTTTGCAGAGTACGCCAACCCCGCCGTTGCCAGCCCCATGGATACCATAGCGACTGCGGCAGGTGTGCCCATATTCATGTTACGCGCCGCCTGCTTCTGCATGGCCATCAGTGGGAACGTCTTGAGGTGCGAGAAGATCGCGCCCCACGAGCTGTGCCACCACTGACTGTCCTCCCCAATCAGACCCTTTTGAACTACTTGGTGCGTGTAGCGGTTCAGGGCTGTCGCGAATGCGTCCGCATCCTCTACGTCCCACTGATCCATGTTCAGACGGTTCACGTAACCGTCTTCCGAGAACTCTACTTTGTCCAGATACTTCTGGAAGTGCGTCATGTCGATCCCGATGTCCTGCAGTTGTTGCACGCCCTCACCCTTGCGGATCAGTTGGAATGCCTTGTCTGCCATAGATGTCACCGCGATCTTCTGCTGCATAGACTTCACCTGATAGAACCCTGAGATGTAGCCCTGTAGGCGCTGACCCTTGCCCAAGGCAAAGTCTAGCTTACTCAGGAAGCCGTCTAGCTCTGCTGCGAAGCCCGTGTCATTGCGTAGCTCGTCGAGCTGTAGCTCTGGACGGAACAGGAGGTGGTCGTCACCCAGCTGCCCGAGGAAGGGGCGCAGTTCTTTCGCGAGCTGCCCGTGCGGGCCTTCAGCCTCTAGCGTGTTGAACACGTCTTTCGCGTGACGTTTCCACGTGCTCATACCGACGGCGGCCATTTGTGCCCCGGTCTCGCCAAGTTGGGTCATACCCATCTGGTTCAGGAGTGCGAGGTTCGTCAGGCGTTTCATACGGGAGATCATAGGATGCACCCCGCCAGCAATGGCACCGCCGTCGAAGTACGTGAACATGTTCTCCAAGGTCTCACGATGCTTGGCACCCTGTATGTCCCCTGTAGCCGCAGCCTCCGCGATAGCACTGTCGATCATCGCCTTCTGCTGTGCCTTGTTGGCTATACCCTTACGCGCCAGTGCTGCAGCACCCGCGGTCTTGCGTGTGTTGCGCTGTGTCATGGCAGTGATGTCTGTGTTGATGAGGTCCATCATACTGAGATCGCCCTCAGACGTCCGCATGTCCAGTTCAATACGGGCCTTGTTTGAACTCAGCATACCGCGCTCCTCCGCCTTGCCGGTAAGGGTGCGCAATAGACCGTCGAACTGTTCGCCTGTAAACCCGCTGTCTTCTAGCGTCTGCTTCAGAAATTCAATACCGTCGCTGTTCATAGTCTGCAGCATGTTACTGTCTACACCGTCCTCTTGGGACAGGGCACGCCGAACAATAGCCTTAGCCACAACCATGTCGTGACCCTCCGCTTTAAGCTGAGGGTGCATCTTGGTGTAGGCATTAGCGATCATTTCTTCGATCTGCTTGCGTGTCGTACCTGTGCGCATCTTCTCGCGCATGGCCTTACCGTCCCACGAGCGTGTGTAGTGCCCAGACGTCTCGTTCAGCTCCATAGCACCATCCACCGCCGTCTCACCGTCCCGGCCCTGCTTGAGTTCCCGGTCCCGTGCGTAGTGCGCGTCTAGTGCGTCCGCGGCCTGTTTGACCAGGGGGTCATCGGAAAGTGGGCCTTTGTGTGTCCGGTTGTTCATCTCGTCCAGTACCGCCCTGTCGAACGCTTTGCGAGATTGCCCCGACATGTCCTGCCAACGTGTATTGCCCGACTGCTTGTGCCAAGACGCATACGCATTGTCGATAGGCAATAGCTCGGTTGCAAGAACACGTTCGTATCGGTCCATAGTCGCAGACGCCGACAGGTTATTCCGTACCCGACCTGCTGGGCTTTCCAGAAGATCGTACGCCATAGCCTTCATGATGGTGCCGCCGGAAGCGACATCGTCGAACAGCGAACGCAGGCCCGGTGTCTTAGCAATGTTCTCTGCGAGTAACCTTCCAGCCTTGGCGGTGTATCCTGTAGCACCTTCCATACCGCCCATGAGGTCTTTCACGGTGGCACCGGTGTACGACGCCTCTGTGTCTAGTGTATATTGCGCATCGTCGAACTCGCGTAGCTGGCTGTCGCTCAGACCTTCCGTGATCTCTGTTGGGCGGTTAGGTGTGTATGCTGCGCCGACTGACCAGTTACTGTCTACGAATTTCGGATACTCAAAATCGTCTGCATCCCCTAAGTGCGGGGCGGCCTCGTTGAACTCGTCCCGAACACTGGCTACTGAGCGGTTGAATACTGCACCGGCGGCTCCACCCAATACGGTCCCGAACAGGGCACCGTTGATGATGTCTGAGGTTTCGGCCAGCGGGTCCACGATCACGTGCCCTGCTTCGATAGCAGCGCCTGTGGCGGCACCTGCGGCAGCACCACGTGCTACCCGGCCACCCAGCGTAACAGCCTTCGCTGTACCGCCTGTGACGAGCGCCAGCGGTGCGTCTACGTCAACCACACCGGCAAGCAGGGTTGCTGCGATGCCTCGGGCACCTTTGGCCTGTAGTATTTGTGTGTTTTGAATATCGTCGTTGATACGGTCGCGCAACTCAGCAGCCTCTGCTGTCGAGCGCACACCTGAGAACTTGTCGTGCATGTCCGCTGGGACTTGCTCGGGGTTCTCTGCCAACCACGCCTGTGGGTCGAAGCCCTCTTCAGGCGCGTTGGAGAATTTGCTGTCTAGGGTCTTCCACATTTGTGGTCCCAAGTTCTGCTGGAATGCAGCTGGCAGGGCGTCCTTGACGAAAGACGTGCTCTCGTCAAGTTCAGCCATGGCGTCACGGGAGGCCAGCGCCTGCTGCGATGTTTGACCACCGAGCAAGTTGACTGGTGGCTTTGGTTCCGCTTCGTCGAGCGGTGTAAGTTCAAGATCAGCCATGCTGGCCTCCTATGTTTGTTTAGTTGTCCATGAGATCGCCCAGTGCACCGTTACCGCCGAATTGGCCGGTAGGGTTCACGAGTGCATTGATCTCCTCTTGGGTCGGGGTTGGAGCAGGTTCGAGGTCGGGTCGGAAGAAGTCAACGAGGGTGTTGATCGCTACGTCCGCCCCGGATGGTTTCTGGTCCTCTGCATTCCACATGTCACCCGCCTCGCTCAGAGAGAACTGTAGCGTCATACCGAGCGTATCCACGTCCTGCGGATTACTAAACCACCCGTCTATGGTAGCCTGCGTAGGAGTGACGAACAGTTGCATATCCCCTTCGATTGGAATCGCTTGTATATCGAAGTTCGCAGCGCTGATAGCATCCATCCACAAGCTGTCAGGGCTTCCGGTAGGGCTGGTATCAATCGCCTCCAAGCGCTGGTCTAGTGTGGCCTGTGTAGACAGGGCATGTGCAATACTCTTGCGGGCACTCTCAGGGAGCTGCGTGTTGAACGCATTTAGAATACCCATCTGCACAGCCTCGTTGATAGCCTCTGGTCCTTTACCTTCTGCGATACCGGTCATGGAGTGCATAGTCTCTCCCACAGGCGCGACCAAGAAGTTACCCAGCACTGCGGCCCCTTGGTTCATCGCTTGGCCCACGGAGCGCTGTTGCGCGGCCTCGGGTGTGATGTTACCACGTGTCAGTGCCACCAGACGGCGGGTAGCATCGTCGAGGAACTTGGTCAGGCGTGGGTCGTTCTCCACGGCTGTACGGTCGGCCTGCATTTGGCTATTCGTAGTCCACCGACCCAACGTCCGCTGGAACCAGTTACCGTCCAGACCCGCCTCCTTGACGAACTCCGCCTGAGCACCTTCTAGGAACCCGTCAGCGTTCATCTTAGCCTGCTTCTCGATCATGGCCTGCTGCGTCACAGGGTCTGTGTGGGCGCGGGCAGCTGTGCGTAGCGCTGCGGTGGTGTCCGCGCTACCTGTATCGTAGGCCTGTGCATTGTAGAAGAACGTGAGAGCTTCTGGGTTGTCTTTGAACATGCGTTCCATGTACCCGGCAGTCGCTCGGTCTCCCTTCGTGAACTCAAGGAAGTTGGCGTACGCGGCGATAGCCTCATCCGGCATCTCCCCTTTCAAGTCCCATCCGCGCACGTCTACGACGGCGGCAGCCATCTGACCTGCCAGCTCTGTGTCTACGACATTGTGGCTGACAAGTTTATGGGCGTATATCTTTTGTGCTTCTCCGTTACGCTGCTCCAGTGACAGGTCGCCGGAGGTAACCAGTGCATCGACTTCCTGCACGGTTTGATCCTGCAAGATGCCCATACCCGCCTTTTGCGTCTTCTTGTCCTTCTTGTTCAGAGTGCGGTTCCCGAGGGCTTGTTGCGCATCAGCGAGGGTTGCGATCTTCTTGTCCTGCTCCTTTACCCTATCCGCCGCGGCGTCGCGCTTCTTGTTCTGCGCCTTATCGTACGCACCGTTCAAAGACACCAGCTGGTTAGCAGTTAGTTCTGCATCAATGCCGCGAACACGCCCCTCTTCCACGAGGTCTTCGAGAACCGTCTGCATTTCCTCTGTGCTTTTCGCACCTTGCATGGCCTCCCGTGCATCGGTCAGTACCGCCAGACCTTCGGGAGTATTCCACCCTTGTCCTACTTCGTTCTCTTTCAGCTCGACCGCGACCTCGTTGAACAACCGGCGCATCTCCACGTCGTTGCGCGGGTGTGCCTGCTGGAAGGCGTCTAGCTTCTCGTAGATTTCGTCTTCGGACAGCTCACCATCGTCTGCAAGACTGATGATTTCGTCGGCACCCCGCTCGTATTCCATAGAGTACGCAGTCAGTTCCTTGTCCTTGTACGTGTCGTACCCTTTCATAACGGTAGACATCTGAGCGTTCGTGATACCAAGTTCCCGCAGGGTGGCGTAGCCGCCCATACCTTCGAACAAGGACGCATCGTCCTGCTGAAAGCCCTGCATGATCGCGGTCAGAACTTCGTTGCGGTGGCGCTCCGGCGGTAGACCGGGATTAGTCAGAACCTGCTGCTTGAGCGGGATTGTCTTTTGACCCGCCTGCTTGTTCGCCCAGTTCACGACCTGTCCGACCGTCCAGTCTTTGAGGAACGCATTAGCGTCGATCTGTTTCTGGGTAAGCGCGGCGGATACGTGCGCACCGGGGTCAGCTTTGAGCAGTCGCGTAGCACCTCCCGGTCCCGCGAAGTGTGACAGGCGTAGCGTGCCCGGTGTCACATCCAACCCAGCACCCGACAGGATAGCCGCATTGTCTGCACCATACGCCACGGTCATGTCGTAGCTTAACTGTTCAGAGCCTTTCCCCTTCTTCATGGCGATGATCTCAGCGTTGGTCTTACCAGCCGCCAGCTGTGGGCGGTGCTTTTTGATCATGGCGAGCCATGTGCTGTCGATAAAGCCACCCGTACCGCCCGCAGTCGATGTCTTGGATTGTGCGTTTACGTCGCCACGGCTCTCGTGGTGTATGGTATTGCCCGCCACGCTTTCGGACACAGCCTGCCAGTTCGGGTTTGATACCGCGCCGGGGGTTGTCTGTGTGACCTGAGTGGTGGTGAGTTGTGCAGACGTAGACAGACCTGCGCCGTATTCCCGAGCAACGCCGTCAGTCACGAACTCTTGGTGGCCGACCATGTGCGCCTGTGACAGCTGCCCCATGGACTTAGCCATGAGCGGGGCCAGCTGTGAGCGTGCGAAGGCATCGCCACCGATCTGATCCAACAGGGCTGTGCTCTGCTTCGCCAGATGGTCTTGATACGCTTCCGGTGTGCTCTCGGACCAGTTGATCCGGGCATCGTTCACCTGCTGGTTGTGCCACGCATTCATAGCGTTGCCCACCTCCATGCTGACCATGCCAGCCATCTCGCGAGGTGTCCCGCCACGCGCACGCAGCTCGTCTTCTGTCTCACCCGCGTGTGCGGCAAGCTGACCACTGATAAATTCTTCGGTGCGCTGTTTCTCGCGCAGCTTACCGGCACCAAAGGACAGCGACTGTGCTGCAGCCTGCATACCGGTATCTGTGTGGGTTGTACCCTGCCCCGTACGAATGCCACTGAGGCCAGTACGGGTCTTGGGCGCTGCGCCTAGTGCGCTCTGTTCGAGAGGGTTGTTCACCGTCTCCCGACGTGCTGTTCCATTAGCCATGCTGGCCTCCTGTGATTATAGAATTTCGAAGATCGTTTTCTTACGTTCCGTTGGTTGACCCAGACCTTCGCTCGTTTGAGGGTCTGCTTCGTTCTCTGCGTGCACACCGAGCATACCAAGACCCAGTCCTAGCAGATTCGGGCCAGAGATCATACTCTGTTGTGCCAAGACTGTGTTCACCTTATTCTGGTACGCACGCTCATGGATGTTCATCAACTCTGCCTCGGCACCCTGCTGCGCCCGAAAGGTTGCAGCGGCGGCGTCACGTGAGATGTTGAACTGCGTGATGTCCACACTGCCGCCCTGTACGCCCGCTACAGCAGCGTTGACCGTCGCTGTGGCCTGCGCCTTGTTCTTGGCTTTGAGGATACGCATACGGGCGCTCGTGCTCTCTTCGCGGACAGCTGCCCGGTGCTGGGACAAGATGCTTGCGTTCCGTGCGCCTGTGATCGCGGCATTCTCGTTTTGCTGCTTGATCACCTTGTTCTTCGCACGGGTGTTAATCGCGCTACCGAGGAAGCCGCCTACTAGGTCAGCTCCCCCGTTGTCAAATAGTGCTTCCCAGTCCATGGTTAGCCTCCTGTGTTTACGCGGGTCGAACGCCCACGCAGGGAGCCGAGCCACTCGATTTCAGTGATGTTCATTGGTAGATAAGAGGACGTGTCGATAGCTAACTTCGCTGTGGCTGCGTTCTCCTCGAATGTGAACTCGATTACACCACTGTCCATCGGCACCGCACCCAGTTGGAAGTCTGGGTCGTCCCAGTAGAAACCCTCCCAGTCCAGATACCACCAGTCGGCAGGGTCTTCGTACACAGTCTCCCGCGTCATGCGGAAAGGTCCAGTATCGACAGTGTCAATCTTGAACCGTGCAACAGCTAGATCACTTTTAGCACGTGCGACACCTGCTCGGTCCCGGATGACAGGCATGGTCGGCACTAGGCGCGTAGGATAGGGGATACCTACCAGCACATCACTTGCGTCCGCCGGTATGGTGTAGTTGGTTGTACCGTCACCTACGTCTGTGCCCCGCGTAAGAACCGCGGGCAACCCAGCCAGCGGGTCAGCGCCCGTACGGATCGCCACGTACTCTGTGTCCGTTGTGGGTAGGGTGAACGCCGGTGTGCTGTGCGCCCCACGGCGGTCAAGGTGTACGTCGAAATCGAGACCACCTTCTAGGCTGTTCGATAGGTCCACACGCGCCGCGTATGCTGGCAGGCTATCGTCTTGGTAGAATACCAGCAGGAGGTCCGTACCGTCCAGATATGCAGCGACTAGCTGATCATGGTAGGTGTTCTTCGACCATGCCGACTGCACACGCTTGTTGTCCTGCCACAGATACTCGTACAGGAAGACCTCCTGCGTGTATGGCGCTGCGCCCGCTGTGACGGACCCGTCCCATAGCATCGCGAAAGACTGTCCCTCGTCTGCTAATATGTCCGTGATATTCGCCGGGATGTACTTAGGGACGTGTGCAGATACCGAGCGGTTTCCATGACTATCGTCCTGACCGAGCAGGAACATCTCTAGCACCTCTGTGAAGTCACCGCGTGTGTTCGCATACAGGATCGCGTTACCCACGCTCTCCGGGACCACCGCTGTGTTCACTCCGAACTCTGCAGTCAGAGGCACCGCCACCGTGTCCGGCGCGATGCGGCCCCGACCAGACAGTAGGTACTGGGCGTTGTCGTCTGCGAACAAGACTAGGTCTCGATCCGACGGGACAGCGCTGCGCATACGTGGGGTCCGCCGCCCTGTGGTTGGGCGTACGTTGATTGGATCATTGTCCAGCGTACCTGTTGCGGACTGTAGGAAGAAATTACTGGTCTCTTCCGTCTGCGAGCCAGACAGTTCTGCACCGTGCAATAGGATCAACCGTTCTTGGAACGATACGAAGTCCGCGATAGGCCCGCCAACGAATGTAGGGTCGGGGTTACTATCATCGTCGCCAGCCTTCTTGTCTTCCCACGTATGTTCTTGGAACGTGTACGTAGAACCGCTTCGTGTGACCACGTGGGGCATAGTGGCCGCGTCGATACGAAAGTATGTGTCTGGTGAAGCACACTCGATCCACGTGCCGGGCACGTCCGCGAAGTCTCCGGTGGAACCAGTCTCCGTCTCAAACCGTACGAAATAGTCGTCATCTGATGATGCGTCACCGCGGATTAGAACAACCTGATTATGCCGTGCCCGGATAGGGAGCCTACCGACTTCCGACACATCCGTCTGGATAGCCTGTAGCAAGTTAGTGCCCGTACCGTCAGTTGCAACGACACGCGCGTTGATGTCTGCGTTGGACAAGATCAACAGATGATCCGCGTGTCGTGTGACTGTGTAGTTCGCGGCTATATGTGCCGCCCCCGCCGCTGAAATCCACAAGTCCGCACCGTTGTGTAGCAAAGTCCCGTCCAGCAGACCCTCTAATCGCGTTATGATCCACTCGGATGTAATTTGATCCGCATTGTTGTCGTCGGTCTTCATGTACACCCGGATCGTATCAATGTCGTCCGTAATGGTCAGAGTGAATGTCGTGGCGGTAGCACCGCCGCGTGTGTACACAACAGCACCCCTGTCGTTCGCGTAGTCCTGCGTTGCCCCTGTGTCCATCGCGACGGTCTTCGCGGTGTTCAGTACCATGATCTGGTTCTCAAGTGAGATGACCCGTACGTCCTCTCCGCCGGTGGGCAGGTATGAAGACGTAGTGTCGAGAAGGACCGCCCCAGTGGTTGGGTTGTACAAACGCAAGACGTCGCCCTTGGTGTACCAGAAAACTGTGTCGCCTGCGCTGTCTTGCACGAACCCTTTATTGGAGTTCTCCCAGCCATCGGTCTCGAAGCCTGTCAGCGGTGCCAACATACGTGTGGGTGCTCGACGAGACAGCCCGAACACTTCGTCGTTGCGTACGTTCAGTTGTTCTTCCGCTTGACCCGGACGACGAGCACGAGGCGGTTGTTGTGATACGCCCTGTACTAGCGATCCGATAGAGCCATCTACCTTGGACATACTATCCTCCGATGTTGTTAGGGTTTGTGCTGCGCATATACATCCGGGGCAGCCCGCTCATGATGGCGGCGTACTCTGGGTTGTCGCGCAGCGATGTGTCTGCCTGCTGGCGGCGCTCATTCTCAAACGCGATCTTCGTATCCTGCAGGTCCGCCTGCGCGGCCTGTACACTGATATGGTCCGCCTCTGCTTTCACAAGCATCTGCATCACAGCCTTGGCTCGGATATAGTCGAGCACCGAGAAAGGCAGCAGATCGTAGTCCAGCTTCAACACAACGTCCACCTCAAGGCTGGTTACGTCCAGCTGATACGTATGGTTGTGTGGGTCATACATACGACGACCCCGTCGTACATAACGTAGACGCTTCTCTGTGGTGTCGCATTTAATAGTGTTCTGTGGTACAAAGATTTCACCGTCCACCGTGGCGGACAGTGTCAGTCCGACGTCCCGGTTGAACCAGTGGCCACGCGCCTGTACCGCCTCGTGCGTACGATCAAGAATAGGCCGTGCTTTCATGAGTGCCGGGTGGCGACCCACGGTCGATGTAACGCCATTGCTGCCTACAGCGGCCAACATGTCGTTGATGATGTCTAGTTCGTCCATGTGCAAGCTCCAATGAGGATTAAAACGACAAAAAGGCCCGCTCCATGCGTGAGCACAGAACGGGCCTGACTGTCAGAGACAGGAATTGCTATTTACGAAGCAGGGTAGAAGATCGCACCGGATACGTCGGAACGGTCGATAGCGGCACCGAAAGCCATCCAGCTGTCAATGAACCAAGATTTCTCTTCGTCGTTGAACCAGATTTTGGACTGCATCGGGATGCTCTCACCAACCAAGATGGACTTGGGGTGCAGAAGCAGACCGGCACAGCGAGCATCGGCAGCAGCAGTGTTGAAGGCAGCGCCCAGTTCGTGGGACGCTTCAGCCGCATTAGGAATGCGTGCAGTCTTCACGATAGGAACACCCAGCAGGGTCTTTACGACGCCGTCAGCGAAGTCACCGTTGTCGGTGGACAGGTCTTTGTCAAGCAAGGACGTAGCCATGTCATTCAACAGGGCGCTGTACTGAGCAGGACGTACGAAGATCACGTGATCATCTGTGTCGATATCTTCTTCTTCCATCGCGACGATCATGGCTTCAAAGCCAGCGTACACGTCTGCACCATCGGTGGCGTCAGCCAACGCAGCGAGGTTGTACTGCTTACCAGCACCGAACGCGCCGTTGTAGCTGTTGCCGCCGTTGGCGGTAGGAGCCGCAGTACCGGTCTGCAGACCAGCGCCTGAGTTGGTGGTGGCGTCAGTAACAGCCGAGGTGCGGCCCATGATCAGCAAGCTCTCGTCGAATTTCTTCGCCAGCTCTTTACCGTGGTCTTTGCCCAGCTCAGAACGTGCGTCGAAGTCGGTCTGGATTTCGTTCAGCATTGGACGTTCGTTACGTGCGAGCAAGATCACGGAGACCTGTACAGACACCGTACCGAAGTGGGTCCGGGTCGGGGTTGGGCGCACGCCGTCAGTCAAAGTCTGCAGAGTGGTACGACCAACGCGGCGAGCCACGAGGGTATCAGTACCAACAATGGATTTGACAGGGTAGAAACCCTTCATGATGGATTTCTTTGCGAACTGACTGTCCACCGCACCACGGTAGTCATCAATCATGTCCGCGAAGGAAGACATTAGGGCTGTGCCGCCATTATCATTAGTTGCCATGAGGCGATCCTTTCAGGATATATGTTTGTTGGATGTCGTAGGACGAGAGGGGAAGCTGGTCGTTCCAGCCGCGAGCCCTCCCGCCGTAGAATAGCGCTATCTATCCTATAGTAGTGGTACAGAGTGGTCAGGCAGCACGACCAGCGTTACGTGCTCGCTGGATACGCTGCATCTCTTTAGCGTGTTCAGCATGGGTCAGCTTTCCGACCTGCTTCAACCGGGTAGCCTTTTCCTTAGCGCGGTACGCCTCGGTGCCGGTCATGGTTTCGACTGTCGTGGTCACGACTTTGTCGCCCGTGACCGTCTTCTGCTCCTTGCCCACCGTAGCGTTATTTGGGTCGTCGTTGTACAGGCGTTGGAACTCCTTAGCACCCAGCTCCCGCGCCTTGCCTGTACCGTTCAGCATGTCTGTGATGCCTTCGATCTCAGACTTGAACGCAGTGTCGGTCTTGGCTTTGCTACGTGCCCACTGGGTCATCTTCGCCCAGTTCGCCGCGCCGCCGACGCTCTCCTGTACGGCGTGGGCCGCAGCAAGCGCTTCCCGACCAGCGTCTTCCGACCACTTGGTCACACCGGCCATAACCAGTACAGCCTGATCCGCACCCAGTGCCCTGTCAAGCGCAGCCCGGTCCACCTTCGAGATGTCCCCGGATTTGATGGCCTCACCGAAGTGCGTTGACAGCGCCGCCGCGTCCATGCCTGCTGCCTTCATGATACTGAGGGCGGCGTTTAGACCGGGGTCGTCAGACTGTGGGAACTCCACAACCTCACCTGCGTCGGCGTCTTCAGTAGCGTCTTCAGACGTCTCCTCTTCCGCAGTATCACCGAGCACCTCCTCTGCGGTAGGCTCCTCTGCTGTGTCCTTCTTCTTGAGGAACGCCGCTGCTTCCTGTGCCAGTTCTTCGGCTGTCTGCGAACCTTTCGGCTCTTCCTGTTTACCCGCCGCCGCAGCCTTGCGTGCGTCGTTCTCGTCAGCGGACACCGTAGCGTCGTTTGTGTCTGCGTTCACGGTATTCGCCAGTGCGACCATCTCTTCTTGTGAAAGACCTTCGAGGGACATATTAAACTCCTTGTGTCATTGTTTGTTGTGCTTTCGCAGCTTGCTCTTGCTGCATCATCTGCATCTCGCGCTCTTGTGCAGCCTTCTGCTCTTCCGCAAGTTCCGTACCGGTCTTAACGAAGGCGTCGTGGTTGACGCCGCGCTGTACCGCTGTGTACTCTGCGAACTCGCTGGGTTTGATTACGCTCTGCATGTGCTCAGGTACAGTGTTGAGCATACCCAAGTCCTGTATCCAGACACGCACTGCCTGCATCTCACCCTGTCGGCTGAGACTGTCCATACCGGTGATGATCCGTGTATCCAAGTCTGCACTCAGAACGCCGTCCACTTCCGCAACTGCCTCTTTAGCAGCCTTGGCTTGCCAGTCCGCAGCAAAGCGGCTGTAGACACCACCGTGTGCGATTTCAAGCTCCGCAGCGTTCTCCCGGATTTCCTCCGCAGTTACGCGCTCGGCGTCACGGGTGTTACCCGACTGGTACAGGAACGCAGCGCTGATCTGGCGCTTGTGTCCTTGAATGAGCTGATCCAGCGCCACGATGTCCTGTGGGTCCACCAGCTTCTCTGTGGAGATACCGTCCTTACGACCAGACACGTATGTGCTGCTGTCAGAACTGTTCAGCTCGTTTACATCAATACCAGCCTGCGGATCGACCATGATCTTCTGGGCGGCGATACGCGCTGCGAGTTGTGCAATCGTACGGGACAGGGCGTCGATCATATGGAATGCGCCGGAGTAGTCCTCAACAAGCCCACGACCGTAGTTCTCACCCCGTGTCAGGTTCCAGCTCAGATGTGTGTGAGGGATAGCGTCCATGGGTAGCAGGCGCTGCACACCGCTAGCGAAGTCGCCGTGGTTCGTGCCCTGCATGACCGCGTAGCGCCCGTCCTCCTGCAGCTCGTACGCTGTGTAGAGAGTGACGTCGTCCCGCGCTTTGATGTGCTTCTCCTCGGACATAGCAAGAATTTCTTCCTGTAGGTCCGCATCGAACGTGCCGAACGCCTTGGTGTCGCGCATGATCAGGAGTGTGTCCTGACCGGACAAGTCCTTCACGGCCACGTAGTCACGCATGGTGTACACGGAGGGTCGCGCACCTTTGCCGGGATTATACAGAACAGCGTCACCGGTGGCGACCAAAACCTTAGCCGTCTGGGTGGCTGCTGTACGGTATCCGATACTTTCGAGATGCTGTACTGCGCGTTTCTCTACGCGGGAAGCCTCCTTACGGAACTCTCGGATGGTATCCTGTGCCTGCTGCTGTGCCGCAGGATCACTGTCATCTGACTGTGCCCGCTCCAACTCCACGGCGTCTTCACTCTCGGCGGCGGGGCCGATACGGAAGAACGGTTGATTGGGGCTGAACATGGTCGTGACCAGCTTGTTGCTGAAGTGGTTCAGGACAGCGGAGCCGATAGCGTCTAGCATGCCGACGCCACGGGAGTTATCCACCTCGCCACTCTCTATGGACGGGAACAACGACGGGATCGTATAGTACGCGAACTGCTCACTAGCACTGAGCCGCTCTTGCCGTTCCCCGTCGAGCTTCTTGAACTGCTCGTCTAGGCTTTGCTTCTCGTCAATCATAGGATTTTGACCCCTGTTGCACCCGCGCCTGTGTTAAGGCCCGAGCCGGTGGTGTCCGCAGACGCTTGTTGGGAGGCCGTGGTGGTTTTCTTTTTCTTCTTCTTGCTCGAACCGCCTACGAGGACTTCAGCCCCAGTGTCTAGGGCAGCTGGCTCCGCAACGGCGGGGATTTTCGGAGGAGCCTTGGGTTTGTTGGCGAGTTTACCAAATAGGCTACCTGCGGCGGATAGTAGGGTGATGGGATCACACATGGGTGATGTCCTTTCTGAAGGAGTGTGTGGATCGAAACCCACGGTTGGTGTACACGTGCTTTGCTGCGACAGTGTCTGGTTCCAGAGATGCACCCGCGAGTAGAGCGTCCACGAGGTAGTATTTTTTGCGTGCCGTGCGTTCCCACCGCTCTACGAGCAGCTGCGCTGCGCCCGTGTCCCGGTTAGCTGGATCGACCCACAACATACGCTCGATCCAGAAAGTCTGTCCCGTGTCTTTGTCCGTAGTCTCCACGAAGAACAGGAAGCCTGTATATACAGTCAAAGATGCAGTAAGCAGGAGCCTGCCGTCCGCATGGGCGTCCCGGAAGGTGTCGTACGGGATCACAACACCTGTGTCGGCTACGGCCCTGTCGAATAGATCACGCAGTTTGTGGTCTTGTTTCATTTCAATAGCTCCGCTTTCAAGATGTCCAACGCATTCGCTGCCCCTGCCTGAAACATGATTTCTTCTATGGTGTGGTCGGGCTTGACCGCGTAAGTCAGTCCTGCTTTTGTATGGTCAATCTTGCCAAGCACGAAGCTCTTATACAGGGACGGGTTCATGTGATCCATTTGTAGATACCTTCTTTGGTGATGTGATTTGGTCGTATAGACCATTCTCTTGTAGCCACAGCGCGATCCTTGGCGCGATGGGTATGCGAAACTTCACGGCGTCACGAGCCATTTTGATACGCTCTTCGTCGGTGAGCTGGTCATAGTGGCTCATGTGCTTTCTCCTATAGGATGGTTATCTCTATAGTAGTGTCACGCGAAAAAGTAGGGACTGTCCCGGACGCGGCGTACGTCGAAGTCGCCAAGAGCCGGGCTGTCAGGCAGATCGACACCAGTACGCGCCACCTGCTCGTCCCGGAACGCCTTGAGTGCGTCCCAGCCGTGGTATAGATCAACGAACGCCTCCCGGATCGCTGTGTCCAGCGCGTCGGTGTCACAGGCGTACGTCCCGTAGCTGTCATGGACCATGGCGAACTGTGTGTCCTCTGGCATACGCATGATCGTCATCTGCATATGGGATGCGTCCATGGAGTGGATGTAGTTCGGTGCGGAACCAGCAGATTGCTTCCGACTGTCTAGCTCGTCCGTGAACTCACCGATCTGGATCGCCAAGTCGCCGCCTAGCTGTGTCCGCACCCGCTTGGTCTTGATCTTGTGTCGTGCCTGTCGTACAACGAACCCTGTGGGTGTTGTCCAGCACAGGGGATGTCCCGCCTTCGCCATATACGCAGCGGTGCCTTGTACCCAGTCCATCCCGACACGCGCCGACACAACCACGTCGCTGATTGCGTCCCAAAGGTGGTCGGTGCAATACTGTGCGTCGGTCATGCGGGTGGTTGCCGGAAACTCTGGTGCATCCAGATCAGCCAGCCAGTCCAGTACACTGTCCACACAGGAGCGCTTGGTGCTCCCGTATGGCAGGGTCATTACCGGCTTTTTAGCGAGCTTACGCGGTAGTCCTTCGTCGTACGCCCGCCACGCGGTGTCGCCACCAGCAGCAGCAATACGCACGCCAGCCGCTTTGCCCACGTCCGTGTAAATGTCAGCAACCACGCGATCAGTTGAACGACACACATTGGTGGCAGTAGCGCCCACAGGATCACGGAGGATAGCAGCATAGTGCTGAAGACCGTTACACGAACCGTCCCGTGCCACAGCAATGCGATTAAGTACGTTAGCGGGGCCATGCTTATATGCGTCTGCCAGTTCCAACAAGACCGCGAGAGCGCAGTACGGCTTATCCGCGTCCGTCCAAAGCCCCTTAGCTTTGCCCAGAGGGTCAGCTGCACACGCCACAATAGCTTCACGAAGCTCGTCAGTGTATTTCGCTCTGTCATCAAAAGAAACCTTATCGTAGCCACACAGGTTAGCGTAGTGGACTTTCAAGTGGTAGAAACCACGTTCACCCAGAGGCTTGCCCTCTGAGAACTCGATTACCCCTTTGCCCATGTCCGGGCCTTGTGGGGAGAAAGCGCTGGTGATAGCATACATCCGGGACCGGAAGTCGTACTGATGCACGTACCAGAACTTGTCGTATTGGGAATAGTCTTCTGCCATACGGATGATCCGCACAGCTTGGAAGTTCGAGGTCACACGCTCGCGCTCCATTGTGTGGAGCCGCGCCGCCTCCCGCTTCCATGCGGTGAATGCCTCGACCTGCTCCGGGGTCATAGCCTCCTTCTTGATGTCCTCGACAGGGCTTGGTGGGATTTCAATCGGGTGCGGCGAACCCATGCCGATACGCAGCCCGTTCTTCCAAACAGTCTTGAGCACATCGTGGACACGCTTGTTCACGCGCCAGCTGGTATTTTGTACGCGGTTGAGTGCAGCCATAGGGACGGACAGGTCAGCGGATCGTAGCATTTCTGCGTGCTCTTTCTCACGTGTCTTGACCATAGGCACCCGGCGGCGCACACCGGGCGTGTAGTAGCCGCCCACGTCCAGCGCTGTCCATGCGTCTGGCTCAATCAGGGATGGCATGAACTCCGGGGCGAGCAGGGACATATGGTCCTTGTGCTTCTCGATCCAGTCAGTTGCGAAGGCGGTCAGCACGATCACATACTGTGTCTTACGCCCCTTGCGCAGCAGCTTCTTCTCGACCAGCGGTGTATGTTCCAACACCGTGTCGAGGCAAAGCATACCGACCTGCATCCGGTCTGTCGGTGTCCATGCTTCCCACTCGACTTCTTTCTCATTCATCTTGTGGGTCAGCACGCGGTGCCGGTGCCGGTACTGGTTCGTGTTCTTTCGCTTGAAGTCTTTGATGATGGCGTTGTAGTATTCCTCGTGATCCTCTTGGAAGGTTGTGAACTTGATCTCGTCTTCGATCATCATGCCTACGGTCTTCGTGAGGGCAGGGATAGTACGCTCCGTGAAGATGTCCTGAAAGAGCGCACGGAGCACCAGCAGGGCTGCCTTGTCGGCGTCGATACGGCGTAGTAGCTTACGATACCTACCGAGTTTCACAGCGCGTCCTGACGTGTCTGTGGCGGTCTGGATACCCGCGACCAGATCAGGCATGAAGCTCTTGGTCAGCTGGGTGGCGTAGGTCGTCTCGTGCGTGCGCCCCCCGTCACGGGCAGACTGCTCGCTGTGGCGGTATTTGGCCGCGCCGCGAGCGATCATGTGCTTCTCTTTCTCGATCTGCTCTTGGATAGTCGCCATTTACATCTTCCTGTATGTCGCTCCGCAGCAGGAGCATTTGATTGTCTCGGGCGGTGGGGAGGGCACCTGCACAGTGCCCCCGCAGTGACTACACTTTAGCACTTGCTCTGCGCTCCCGTGCCAGCTTGTTCGCCCGTAGACGTTTGTCATCGGCGGTGCGGTGGGTAGGGTGCATGAGGCCGGTCTGATCCGTCTCGTGGCTGGCCCAATACTTTAGGAGCCTGCCGATCCACCACGCCGCGTTGAACTTGCGCTGGGCACGACGGGCGAGGTTGTGCACCTTACCCTCAATGCCGTTACAGTTCCGACACAGCGCGCCCCGCACGGCACCGGTGACGTGGCTGTGGTCTAGGACCGCCGCGTCGTTGGGCAGGTCGATCAGACAGATCGCGCACTTGTGGCCCTGCTTCTGTAGGATGTCGTCCCTGACACCCTTGATCTCGCGTTGTTTGAGTTTACGCATTGACGCCCTCTTCATAGATAGCTTTTGTCTGCGCCTTGAAGTCCACCGGCACCAGCTTCGTGATGAAGTTGTCGATGGCGAACTCGATCTCTGCCTTCTTCCGCAACGGGGTTGTGTCCCGTAGCATCTTCCGCAGCTTCTTACGACCGAAGCTCCCGGCGTACGTCAGCTGGACAGCGTGCCCGTCTGAGTGCGGGTACACGAGCATCGCGCCGTGCGGGTATTCCAATTTCACTTTACCGTTTGCCATTCTTGATGACCTCCTTCATCCAATGTTTTACGTCGTCGATGTCTCCGGGGGTGCGCTGCATCCACAGCAGCTGGGCCTCGCTGATGAACACCTTCGACCACTCAACGGGGTCTTTGGTATCCCAGTGCAGGAAGCCCTTGCTTTCCCCGTGCTCCTTATACGCGGCCTTGACCACCTGTAGGCAGTCGTAGTCGTTCTTGCAGTCTGCCAGCATATCGTACGCCTTGACAATACCAGCACGTGGGATACCTACGATGCTGTCCGCCTGATCGCCCATGAGCATCTGCCACCAGAAGAACTTCGTACCATAGCCACGTGGCTTGTGGGTCGTGCTCTTCTTGCCCGTCGTCTCGCTGATCTTGACCGTGGTCTTCTTTTCGATGTAGCCAAAGGTGTCTTCCGCACCCTCGATCTCACCTGTGTCGAAGTTGTAGTGCAGACCCGGCGGGATGCGCAGGTCTTTATCCTTACTGGCGATCACGCACAGCTCCGGCGTACCGGCAGCGTATGCGTCCCATGCAGCGCCCGCCATACCATCGTCGGCCTCGGCCTCCCACCAGTACACGCCTTTCAGCGTGTCGGGGAAGTAACGGTGGATCACGGAGATGTAGTTGCGTACATCACCCAACAGGCGCGGCTTATCCCCACTACGCCCGCTCTGATACGCTTTCTGTATTGCCTTATCATAGCGGCCCGCTTTGCCGCTACTCTCCGGTGTCAGGTGGCACACAGCGGTCGCTGCCCCGCAGGACTTACGGAGGTCGTGCAACATTGTGTTCACAGACAGTTGCATGTCTTCCAGCGAACGGTTTTCACCCTCACGCTCGTACGAGGCGTAGTATGCCAAGAAGTCCGCGTCGAGATGTGCCACCCGTCCCGGTACAACGTCTGGGTATTCCTTCCCTTCCGGGAGAAAGTCAGGCAAGCCGTCCGTGTTGTTGATGTCGTCAATGTTTAGCATCGTGTTCTCCCGTCAGCCGTCCAATCTGTTGTAGTAGGCGCACATACTCCGAGTAGCGCATGGTACAGTCATCATCCACCTCGACCACGTGGTATCGCAGACCTGCGAAGTTCTCTCCCGGTGTGGTAGCGCGGACTGATCCGCCAGACGCGAACTGTACCACGGGAGAGGTTTTTGACTGCCTAATCGCGTGAAGACTTGACAAGTGTTGAACAACGCCCATGAACTCCCGCACACGGGTACTAGTGGGCAAGATTACCAGAACTTGTTCTCCTGCACTCGCACCCAACAAAGCCCGCAGAACCTGTCTGTAAGTACGCCCGGTGGCGCGTATAGGGTCTCTCATCGTGTTCTCCCGAAGGGGCGGGGCCGAAGCCCCGCGTTTCAATTACAGACCCAGTTCGTCGATCTCGTTCTGTGCTGGGTCTTCCTTCTTAGCCTTTTTGGACTTCTTGTCCTTCTTAGGCTTCTTTTCTTTCTTCTCCTTGGCGGGCTCCTCTTCCTCGCCACTGTCGGTGCTGTCTACAACATCGCCGCCGTACATATCAGCGTCGAAGTCAACACCGTCCAGCATACACTGCAGTGGGGAACCATCGTAGTTCTTCGCCGCGATGATGTCGTTCTGCACGAAGTTCTTAGACACCTTCGTCACAGTACCGTCCTTGGCCTTACGCTCATACTCACCTTCAGCGAACAGGCTGTCCCAGTGAGCTTGCTGTGGCTTGTCCCACAGGAAGAACTCGATCTTACCCAACATCGCAGGTACGTCGATAGGCTTGACCTCGTCAGTCTCTTCGCCATCTTCGTCCAGCACTGCGTTCACAGCAGGCGACAACATGGGAACACCACTGTCTTTCCAAGTCTCCCAGATGCGCAGCTCTTTGTTGTCTGGTTCCTTCTCAGAGGCAGCCTTAGCAGCGTCACGATCTTTCTTGGTCTGCAGCACTTTCTTGTTCTGCTCCCAGTTCACCTTCAGCTTCCACGCCTTCGAACCGATCATCTGTGCGAAGTGTGTAATAGAGCTGTCACCTTCACGCATAAGCTCGAACAGCTTACGCAGTGTTGACTTCTCGTGAGTGGATTTCTTACAGGTCAGGAACAGACGACGTGCATTCACAGGCTTACCGTGTTCATCCAGTCGGATGCCATCTTTGGAGAGTACCTCGAATACCAGCCGTACTGTGTCTACCAGATCAATCTCTTCTGATTGGTATTTCTTCTTTTCCTGTGTACCCATCTCTACATAGGATACGAGACGTACCACATGGTTCTTGGCAGGGAGGATTTCTCGTTTGAAGTCTCCACCACCTGTGGAGATACTGAGATCGTCCAATTCATTTTCTTCAATGAAGTTGTTCAGATCATCAATGTTCAGGATGTTCATAGTGTCAGACATGTTGTATTCCTTATTGGGATTTAGTTAGCAATCTTCGATTGTGTATCGCATCCACCCATACGGGAAGATACTCTTCTTGAAACTGATATTGAAATCAGCTTGGTTGGCTATCCTATAGTAGTGACACAGCTAGGCTACACGGGTGTAGACGCAGAAATCTGCCTCAATGCTTTCACCCACATCTAACTTCTTAAGATAACCGTCTACGTACCAAGACATGTCCATGATGGAGTCGTCTCGACGAGATAGGTACGGCGGAAGAGTGTCTAAATCGAACTCCTCTTCCTTACCGGACCAACACACTCTTTTGAACCGCATCATATGTGTCTCATTTCATTCATGTTCAAACCTACTTCACTGTCTACAGGGAAAGGCACTGTGATGTTCATACCATGCCTTGCATTGAACCTCGCTGGGATAGAGGACATAATCTCCTTAGCTGTTGGCGTGATCTTCTCTGCCAGTTTCATGGTCTTACAATCGAACCATACACAGTCGTGCACTGTGTTACACAGGATGACGTGTGGGTCAAACATACCACCACCGAAGAAGTCCTCTGCGATCAGCCAGCGGATCAGCCAGCCTAGCGCTGCCTGCACCACCTCGCCCCCAGTACCCTGTGTAGGATAGTTGAGGATTTCAGGCTGTGCGAACTGATCCATGATACCGCGGTCCTGTAGGAACTTCGGTGTGTCGTAGGACCGCCACGTGTAGCGAGTGCCTGTGGGTGCCTGCCAGTAGCCGCGGCGGTATACGCCCCAACTACCGTCATCACGCTGCGCCCGGATAGGCTCTGACGTGTCGTCTGCGGCCTGTGTGACAGACGCATAGAACGTCGAGATGCCCGGATACATGACTTCCTCTCCTGCGATCAGCTCCTTCACCTCGTCCACGGTCATGCCGGTAGCATTCGCGATGGTTGGGGCACCTGCGCCGTAGGCACGCTGGAACGAGAAGATTTTGGCAGATGTCCGTAGCCGTGACCACAGCCCGTACTTCGGGTGATCCTCGTCCTTACACCACAGCAGCGCATCGTCGTAGGAGCAGCCCTGCTTCTGTGCAACCCGCTTACAGTGGAAGTCGATCCGGTTGTTCAAGTCGGCTAGCAGCTGCTTGTCTTCAGTCAGCACGCCCTGCACAACCACTTCCAGTTGGCTGTAGTCGATCTCAACCATCACACCGCCCTCAACCGCCCAGCGGCTGTCGAAGAGCTTCTTGACTTCCGACTTCCACGTGCCGTCCTCGCGCTGATCCCCACGGGTGAGGTTCTGCAAGTTCGGGTCCGAGGAGGACAGGCGTGTCGTGATCGTACTTGTGTGGTTCAGCTTGTGGTGGATGATGTGGTCCGCCGGGTCCACGCAGGTCAGCATCCCCTTTAGCTTACCATCCTTGCCACGAACAACGAGATATGTGCCGATCTCCTTGGTCAACGCAGACTGCTCAGAGAGCGCCTTCAGGAAGGGCACGTCCTTGTTGTGGGACAATACCTCCATAACGTCCT